AATGGAGGAGTTGATGATGTATGGCGTCAAGGAAACTATTCCTCTCCAACATACGCTGGTTATGCTGCACAAGCTTATTTGGCCGCAGGTGTCGGCCCCATAACTTTCATTCGCTTGATGGGTGTTCAAGATCCTTCCGCAAACGCCGCCGGCAAGGCTGGTTGGCAAACCACAGACAGTCCAAATCAGGTTGCAGCTTCAAACGGTGGAGCATATGGACTCTTTGTATTCCCATCTGGTTCTGGCACCAATAACGGAACTCTTGCCGCTGTGTGGTATATGAATGACGCAGCAACCCCAGTTCTTACAGGCTCGTTCGCGAACGGTCACACCATCGCTGCCGCAGATGCAGAACAAGCCGGCGTTGGTGTTATAGTTGATAGTAGTGCTACTGGCGAGTTTAAAGTTAGAATCTTGGAAGGTGACCCAACGGCATCCAGTACAGCAAACGACGCCACAGAAATTGAAAACAAAACATTTAATCTTGACCGAGGTAGCGATCGCTATATCAGAAGATTGTTTAGCACAAACCCACAGTTGGTTAACACAGACATAGAAACCACTGATGATGATAAGCCTTATTGGCTTGGCGAGACATACGAAAGGCATTTAGAAGTTGAAGGCCTTTCTACTGCTGCTTCCCGTCGCGGTGTTATCCTTGCTGTTGCTTCTGGCTCTGGTGAGGCTGGTAACCATAACAAGCGTATGGAATATCGGGACGCTCACACAGGCTGGTTCTTTGCACAAAACCTTGGTGCAAATGCTGATTTCACTTATAATAAGATGACGAAGTTGTTTAAATTTGTCGGCATTAATGGTTATGGTGAAGAGCTTCAAAAGAACATCAAGATTTCAATTGATAACATTAGATATTCACGGAATGATAATGTAGAGTTTGGCACTTTTGATGTTGTGGTCCGCCGCACTAATGATTCTGACCTCGCACCAGTTGTCTTGGAAAGATTCTCCGAGTGTACTTTGGATAGAAACTCTTCTAATTATATCGCTCTTGTGATTGGTGATAGATACCAAGAGTATGATTCTGTTGAAAAGAGGTACCGCGAATACGGTCAATACCCAAACAGGTCGAAGTATATTCGTGTTCATATGAACTCGGCGCTCGACGGCGCTATTGATAATAGACTTCTTCCCTTCGGTGTTTTTGGTCCTCCAAGATTCCCTAGCTTTACTTTCACCAGTGCTTCTGCTGCTAATCCAAATAGTTATGCTCTTGGGTCTGGATCGATTCCCGGCAACTTGCAAGGTAAATACAGTAACCGTGCTACTGCTCAAAAGTTTGTTGCTTCCCGCACAGGTTCGGTCTCTGGCGACTTTGGTACTGCAAGTATTACTTTCCCGAAAGTTGGTATTCGACCACAAGCTGGTGGAACTGGTTCCAATCAAGATGGTGCAGGACCCACAACCAACGCTTATTTCGGATTGCAAACTTCTAAATCTCCGGGCTCTAGCACATATGACCCCGGATACCCTGACTATATCAGAGCGTTTGGAGCAGACGTTATTGGAGATACTGATTGGGTTGATGATTTTGCTAAAGGCACATTGCCCAACGGCCTAGTTAATCAGTGGGTATTTACCCTAGACGAGCTTGTGGTCACTTCCGGTTCAGCCTTCGCAGATACTAGTCCATCTAATAATATTGAGAGTGTAGCGTGGACCGCAGGCTCTGTTGTAGCCGGAACTTCTTGGACAGCAGCCGGTTCTGGGGGATCAACCCTGACCGGAACTCGTTACAAGAATGTTCTTGACTCAAAAATTAATCGCTTTACGGCACCTATGTTTGGCGGGTTTGATGGTCTTGATATCACGGAGAGAGACCCGTTCCGAAACTCTCTTATCTCTGATGACCCAACAGAGAAAGATAGTTATGTGTATCATACGCTTCGGAGAGCAGTAGATATTGTTGCGGATCCAGAAGTAGCACAAATGAATCTTCTTGCGATGCCCGGCATAACCGATGAGCGAGTGACCAAGCACATTATTGATACAGCTCAGACCCGTGCTGACACATTAGGAATTATTGATGTAGAGGGTGGTTTAACTCCCCGTCATGAGTCTAATGCTCTCGCTACTACAAGAAGAGGCAACCTCGACACCGTGCTGAGTAAGATGAATAATCGCAACCTCAACAACTCTTATGGTGCTGCATACTACCCTTGGGTTAACATTAGAGACGACATTAACGGAACTCTTCTTTATGTGCCGCCTTCGGTTGTTGCCCTCGGCGTTTTAGCTAACACCGAGAGAGCAGCAGATGTTTGGTTTGCACCCGCAGGGTTTAACAGAGGCGGTCTTTCAAACGGAGCAGGTGGACTTCCTGTTATCGGTGTTGAGACTAAGCTGACCTCACGCAATCGTGATGATCTGTATGAAGTAAACATTAACCCGATTGCTTCGTTCCCCGCAGAAGGCATCGTTGTCTTTGGGCAGAAAACGCTTCAAGCTACACAGTCGGCTCTTGATCGCATCAACGTCCGTCGCTTGCTTATCTTTGTTAAGCGAGGCATCTCCAGAATCTCTTCGGGAACCTTGTTCCAGCCTAACGTGCAGTCTACTTGGAATGATTTCAGTTCAAGAGCAGAAAGATTCCTTAACGGTGTGAAGACCAACTTTGGTATCGACGACTTCAAAATCGTTCTCGACGAGACGACTACAACCCCAGACCTTGTTGATAGAAACATTCTTTACGCGAAGATCTTTATCAAGCCTACCCGTGCAATTGAATTTATCGCTATCGACTTTATTATTACCCGCTCAGGTGCCTCTTTTGAGGACTAAAAAATAGATAAACACTATTTACTATAAACAGGAGAAATTTTATAATGGCGCAAAACACACAGAACTTCTGGACTAATTCAGGAGTTAGAGATCCAAAACGTAACTTTAGATTTAAGGTTAGTTTTGCTGGTGCAGACGAAGACCCTGTTCTGGGCGGTGGTATCATGTGGTTTGCTAAGTCAGCAACCAAGCCAGAGATTTCCTTTACGGAATCGACTCACAGTTATTTGAACCACACCTATTACTGGCCTGCCCGTACTGAGTGGAATGAAGTGTCCATTACATTTGTTGACCCTGTTGATCCTGATGTGGCTGGTAGCCTTGCACAATTGGTTGAAAGAGCAGGATATCGCATTCCTGCCGGTGTTAACAACAGTTTAGATTTTTCCACAGTTGCTAAGGCTGATTCTGTTGCTGCATTAGGTCAAGTTCTTATTGAACAAATTGATGAAAAAGGCAATGTCTTGGAGCGTTGGACTCTTAACAATGGGTGGGTTAAATCATTAACTTTCGGTGAATTGGACTACGGTAACGAAGACCTCACTGAAGTCACTATGCAAATGCGTTATGATTGGGCCTCGTTCGAGACTCCACAGACTGCCGGTATTCCTAAGTTATTTACAGTTTAATACCGGAGGCTTAAATGGCTGACGACATTAGAAATAATGGTGCGATCCAGATATCAAATTTTAATGATCGAGTAGACAAGCAATTCTGGACTCAGCAAGCTGGTGCAGGTGTTCATACCCGACCACCAAAAGCACAGTTTAGGTTCAAGGTTGTGGTTCCGGGTATGGCCCTAGAAGATGCTCGAACAGCAGAAGACCCTAGCCGTCGAGGTTCACCTGATCAAGGCTTTCAGGACGAAAACGATGGTCAAGGCGGTATTGTTTGGTATTGTAAATCAGTTGATAAGCCCGGTATAGATATCGATGATGACAATAAAGATCATTATCAAACCTTTGGAGTTAAAGCAGCTTCAAAACCAAGAGTTACATCGCCCCAATATAAGCCGATCAATATGACTATAATTGATCCATATTATCCAAATGCAGCAAGAAAAGTTGCCAGACTTTTTAGAAGAGCAGGACTAAATGATAGTAAAGCACAGGCAGCACTCAATCCGTCCGGGACCAAGCCAAACGCATATGGCGAAGCCTTTATTAGAGACGTAGGCGAAGTCCAGATCCATCAACTAGACGAAAAAGGAAACTCAATAGAAATATGGACTTTATTCGGCGCATACCCAGATAAGGTTGATTTTGGAAAATTAGATTATTCGAGTAATGATTTAGTTGAAATTTCACTTACTTTTTATTATACTAGGTTCACCGTGGAATTCCCAAATGTTGGTAATGAAGAATACTTTAAGTACTTTAAGGATGACGCTCCAACTCCACTTCCCGATACTGGAGGGGATTCGCCTCCAACCCCCGAACAAATGTGCAGAACCCAGTATGGCGATTCTGGTAGTAAGAAAAGTTATGACGCTTATGTTCAAGCCGGCTCGTGCGCGAGTGTAGGAGTATCACCAACCCCTCCAACGCCTGAAACTGAAACTAGTGGAAATGGTGGGGCCACTGATGGACCGCCCCCAAATGATGGAGGCTCCCCAGATGGAAATTCTGAAAGAAAATTTGACGATATTACGGGCAGTGACGGCCCACTTGCAAGTTCGCCATAAAAATAAAACAAACAATATGAGGTGTTTATGAGAGACAATAGTAAGCGTTTTGCAGCAGGTGCTGAAGCACCACCTGTTGTAGCGCAAGATGAGGAGACTCG